AACTGCACAAGTAGATGACGCTGGTATGTGGACGTTCACTTGGCAGCACGCTGAGGTTGGTGAAGTAACCAAGGTCTTTCCAACCCGTGAAGCCATGAAGAACTCCCTACCCAAGATGTTCAAAGACGAAGTCTTCACAGCCTTCGAGGCTGGTAAGCTAACTCCTCACTCTAAGGGTGGCCAAGGCAGAGCCTTTGCAATCGACTGGCGTGCATCAGACACATACGCTGATCGACCCGCTGTTGATCAAGGTGCTCCAGTATCACGTCCGACCCAAGAGCCAGCACCCCAAACCCCTGACGCCAACGCATCAGCTATCGATATCGATGCTAATGTAAACACCCTTGGCATCCCAGAAGGTCGTGTCTTCGCAGTTCAAATGATCGATGGCGGCGGCGCAGTCCGCCCCATTGGCAGCAACCAGACAACCGCAAGCCAAGTCCTCGGCAAGAAAGGCGCACAGACCAAGTACGTTGTGGGCCACGTCAACTCATCCATGCTTGGCAAGAGCGGAGCTAAATACCAGCATGGCCTCAAGACTGACTTCGTCCCACTAAACGACAGCGCAACAGTCATCCGCCCAACAGATGCACAAGTCCAACAGCACGCAGCCGACAATCCAACCAACGCCATGGACTTCTCCAAGATGTCTACCGTTGAACTAGACCCTGCCGATCTTCCACAAATCGAAGGTGTCGGAGCCATCCGGTCACTTCAAGACTTACACAACAAAATTGTCCAGATGGAAGCTGCTCATTGGGACAGCATTCCAAACATCAACACACACGTCGCAGCCCTTGAAGCCCTACTTGGCAGTTACGCTAAGTACACACCAAACGGTGTAAAGCTACCAAACAGCTCTCGCGTATCAGCATTCAATGGACTGCACAGCATCGTCAAAGATCGATCACCAGACGACGCAAACTCTATGCTACGCCTCCTTGGCCGTGTCGGTGATGGCACAGCCTTCCCAACCTTCCGTCCCTCACCCGGCGAAGCGGCCTATGTTCCGCCAACCGCAAGTGCTCGCGCTCCACGTTCCGAGTTTGCCAGTAATGATGTCCTCCTGACAGCAGGTGGTGATGTTCCGGGTGTCGTAGAAATGCTGCACGAAGTAGGTCACTGGGGATACTACAACATGCTGGACGCCAATGAGCGTCTCACTTTCTGGAGTGCTATGAAGAAGTACACCAATGAAGATGGCTCCATGGATATGGAAGCCCTCGACGCAATGCTTCCCGGCTTAGCAGACAATCAGTTCGATAGCCCTGCCGAGTTCTTCTCCAACCAGTTCTCACAGTGGGCAATCAGCCAAGGCAAGACAGGCACAACCGACGAAGCATTGGCTGGCATCTGGTCATCCATGGCTAACAAGGTCGCGGCAGTCATCAAGCGTTTCTTTCTGAAAGAAACAGACTTGGTTGATCCAGATTTAATACCACTGTTCGAACGCATCATACCCGATGGCAATCGTGCCAATCGTTTCGACGCTCAGTCAGCCAAGGTTGCAGAGGCAGCCCCCTCTGAAAGCCCCGGTCACACTCGCGCACGCTTAGCTTCCAAACAGCTTGCAGAGCTTGAGGACATTCGCCAAGAGATGCAGAAGGCACTCGATACTGACAGCATTGATGAGAAGTTCAGTACATTAGCTCGAGCCTCACTCCGCATGTACTCACGCTTTGGCGGTGCAGCAGGCGAAGTCACTCACGGTGGAGCTGGCGTTGCTGGTGTATCGATGCCGGGAAGCTCACGTCTCAAGCTTCTCGATAGCGGTAAGTCAGCCAAACGCGCACGCTTTGAGATGCTGGACGCCTTCAAAGAAGTACGGACAACCCTAGACGAAATCCGTGGCAACCGCGACTTCTCAGCCGACGACAGCATGAAGCAAGACGAACTAAAAGGAATGAACCCCGAAGTCCGCGCCCTCATGGCTGAACAGATGCGTGATCGTCTCGCACAAGAACGGGGCAACGCTGACATGGACATCGATTACTCTGACCTTGACGCAGGTTCAGTAGCCGATAACTCATGGGAAGCAACGATCAATCACCACATCATGCAGACCAGCAAAGATGTCACTAACGATATGGACATCCTTGACGCCCAAATGTTCCTATTCGAAAGCTCTATTTTCCGCATCCAGAAAGAACTACGCGACCAAGTAAAGCGTAACTCTGGCATTGCAATCGAAGCATCAGGTGACTTCGCTATCGCCCCACCAAAAGGCAAGGGTAGTCGCAAGTCCAGCTTCTACAAAGGCCAAGCTCGATACAATGCCAAGCGCAGCGACATCAAGAACACTCGCGAAGCTGAGCAGAAAGCCCTGTCCGATCTCAAAGATGCAGGCGTCGATCTATCCACATCAAGCGACAGCCTGCCAGCAATGGGCAAGATGGGTGTCATGGAACTGGAAGCCACCTTGGCTAACCCATCCATCAGCCGCCAGAAGAAGGCAGCTTACACTCGTGAGTTGGTCAAGCGAGTACGTGCATCGGAAGAGTTGGAAGCACCAAAGAGAGTTCAAGGTGACGCCCCTGCAACCCCACCAAATCGTGGCAGCGCAATCGCCGTACTAAACAAACTTGGCTTCGGCTCACAAAAAAAGTTACGAAAAGAACTGAGCCAACAGATCGACGACATCCTTGATGACCGCTACACCGTGGATGTCACTGAGGAAAATATTGCTTCTATTCAAAAGAAATTCCCGATGGTCGAGCTTGGTGAGCGGTTTCAAAACCCGTCACCAGCAGAACTAAAGGCTGTTGAGAAAGAGGGTATCGACAGTTTCTTTGCCGCTAAAGTTGGTCAACCAACAGCGACAACCAAGTGGGACATCCCTGACAACATCCTCTACGCCTCAGAGAAAGACCTTCGCTCTATGGCACGTAGTGCTATCAGACGTGGCGACCATAATCTCAAGCGTGACATCTATCGCGTCATCAAACATCAGCATGGTGCTCCACCCAAAAAGCCACGTACATCTCTCATTGGTGGCGCTCTACAGATTGAGCGTGCTGATAGTATCGGAATACCTCGCGTCAACGGTATACCAGCGAACGTTAGACATGACATTGAAGAGCTATTGCTTCGTGGCACACACCGCGACAGTGACATCGAACACTCCACTCGAACACTCATGTATCGCATGTTCAACCTAATGGGTAAGGCAGGCAAAGAAACATTATCTGAAGCAACCATTATGGACTTGCCATCTCTATACCGCTTGGCTGGAGAACCAATGCCATCCAATGCTCGCGCTGGAATGCTCGACATGGGTGACCCAATCGTCAACAAGATGACCAAGAAGATACGGCGCATGGCTGTTGGTTTGCACAAAGATAAAGCAGACCCACTCGATCTCATGCACGAAGTTGGTCACATGATTGTACGCTCCACATTCAACGCTGGTGACATGGCAAACATCGAACGTAGCTTTCAAGAAGCCTTAACAAAAGGTGATCGTAATGCACTGAACATCGACACTAAGTACGGCACCGACAAGGCCCACGAATGGTTCGTTGAAGGATGGGCGCAGTACTTAGGAGAGCGTGCAGGCAAAGGCGATATCTTTGCAGTACGCCAAGGTCAAGAACCTCTTGTCCTACGCTCCACTCTTGAAACCCTCGTTGATCGCTTGGTCGAATACACAGCCTACGCATTCAATGGTTTGATTGGCCGACGCACTATCCGCCAACAGTTCCGCGAACTCACCTATTTTGGTGACATGATGGGTAACAGCCGCAAGGTCAACCCAGTCCAAGATGCTGTTAAGTCTGGTGCTCAGCCCGCTGCTGTCATGCCAAGCATGGCTCAGTCCTATGCTCGCGAGACAGTCAGCAGTTTTGACCCCGCAAAGTCTTTACGCATCCGAGACTTAGTCGGTGCTACAGCAGATGAAGACTTGGCTAACCATATGTATTTCTACGGTACGCCAGATGGTGTCCGCTTTGATGCTGCACGCAATCCAAACGCAGAGCTAACAGCGTCACCTCAGTCAGCCGAACATGGTTCTGGCGTCTACATAATTAAGTCGGATCGTGTTGCAAAGACCTATGCTGATGGGTACTCACTGCCCGCCCTTCGAGCCATGATCGACAAGCAAGTGACTGACCCCGCTGATCGTGCCATTGGTTATGAAATATCTGAGAGCATAACACACAACGTCAACGCCATGGAGATAGCACGCGACGACATTGCAGCCCTCAGCTACAAGAGAAGTAACGCAGCAGAAGCTGACTTCGTATCCTTAAATTCGCAGCTTAAAGAAGCTCAGACACGGTTGGCCAAGTTATCATCTGAAGAAACTAAGATGTGGAACTATATGAACTTGGCTATCGGTGTCACTCAATCTCCGAAAGTCTTGCCACTGTTCGCAAGAGCAATGGACACATTCGACTTCACAGCTAACCGCAAGTACAGCTTGTCAGATGGTGATGGAAACAACATCCGTCATACTCTTGAGGGAATGGCCGCTGCTCGTATCATCCCAGAAGATGAGATGACCCGCCTCGCCCGTTCAATGCCTGCTGAGTTTACGGGTGCTGACCTCTATCAAGTCCTGACCACACAGTCGATGGTACGTGATGGCTTTGCAGCCGACGAAGTCGATGCTCGTGGTCGATTGACTGAGTATCTAAAGACCCAAGGACATGACAGTATCAAAGTTACCGAGCGTGGTGTCGCCAATTCTGATGCTGAAACTCTTGTCATCTTTGACCCTGCCAACATCAAGCATGTTGACGCCCAGTACTTCGATCAAGATCGTGTCGGTATCTTCAACAGCCTTGATGACAACACCCCAGATCAACGCTTTGGTGGCTCCATCCTTGAAGAAATTATCAACGCTGACGGAAGCTTCGACCTACGCAACTTCTCACCCTTGGCCACTGAGCTGCAAAACCTATCCATGCCAAAGGATACAGTGCAAGCTATCCGTAAGATGTATCGTGGTGAACAGCCAACTCGCGAAGGAATTGAAGCCCTCCATAACTTCAAGAACAACTTCAACTTCCGCTCAAATTCTGATCACATTCGTCGTGGTGGAGCGCAGTCATTCGCTGACTTTATCAAGCCTGAGAATGGCCCCGGCTTCTATGAGCAACACGGTGCTGAAGTTGGCAAACGGATTATGCACCTACTTGAAGACTTGAATTCTCTGCCTGACGCTGGCAACGCAGTAACTCGTTGGGCAAAGAACTTGAAGTTCAAAGGCAAGGTATCTCAACCAAACTCACACAAGAAAATATCTCGCTGGTTACGTGGTGAGAAGAGCGTCACACTATCAGGTGAAGAACTCAAAGTAGCAAACTCAATCGAGGCCGAGTTCGCATCAGAACTCAAGCGTCAGAAAGACGTTGGCTTATCAATCGGTGACATTCGCAACCGTGGAACAGACGGTTACCTTCCCCAAGTTTGGGACGAAGAGGTCATGCGTGACTATCCAGCCGACTTCCAGAAAGCATTCTCCGAGTGGTTCATGGCCAACCCAACGGACGGCCCAATCTCAAAGGCATCAGCAGATGCTAAAGCACTCAAAATGTACACACGTATGGTTGATGTGAACGGTGTATCTTCTCACGAAGTAACAGTCAGTGGCTCAGACCACAGCTTCCGTCGCGCATTGAATATCGACTGGTCTGACTTAGCTCGCAGTAACCCTGACCTACACAAAAGCTTAGACAAGTTCTTGGTTGATGATCTTGGCGGTCTTATGTCCAAGTACTTTGATCAATCTGTTCGCCGTCGTTTGTTAGCTAAGACCCACGGTGATGGAGGACACGCCTTCAACGCTTACATTGGTGTCGCGGCTGGTGGCCGTGAAGGCACAATGCAAACACTACGCCAAGGTCGCACAGTTGGACGCCCCGAATTCGCTGGTGGTGAGGTTGGTTTTGCTAACGTCGAACACGATGCGATCTCTGATCCCAACGCTATGTTCCACCCAATCGCTCAGACTGAGGGACATGCAGCTACAATCTATGACGAGCTTGCAAAAGCCATCACGCAAGGCGGTGATACTCCAGCAGCTCGTCGTAGTAACAAAGACGCAGCACGAGCTGTACTGATCAATGCGTATGGTGATCCAAGCGCATACACTAAGAACATTCAGTTCAAAGCTCGTGTTGATGCTATCGTTAATGGCCTTGTAGACTTTGGCACCAACGGTGATCTATCCACCAAAGGTGTCAAGTTTATGGACAGTATGATGCTGGCTATGAACCGCAAACCTATTGAGCAATATGGGACATTCGGTGAAGGAATGCAGCATGTGAGCCGAAAGGCCCGCACATTCAACTCAGTCACAATGCTCTCATTCACAACGCTAACCTCTATACCAGACATCGCGTTACCCCTAATCAGATCAGGTAACTTGGGCGCATTCAGTAAAGCCTGGGGCAAGTACATGAGCGACCCGGAGTACCGGAAAGCTTCTCGCAAGGTTGGCGTTTCTATTGAGAACTACATCAATGACCGGATGTCAGGCATGAACGCTCAAGATGGCAGCCGCTTTCAGACAGCCTTCTTCAATGCAACCTTGCTCTCACCATGGACAAACATGCAACGTGATATCTCAGCTCTCGTAGCACACGAAGCATTCATCAGCACAGCAGCCAAGGCTCAACGCCTACTATCTGAGGGAAAAGAAGGTTCAACAGGATACCGCACAGCTCGACGCTTCTTAGATCGTTATGGACTTGGCGAGTATGCTGAACGTGGCAGCACACCTATGGAAGCTGACCTCAAAGCTATGACGGACAACGCAACAGATGAATACGATAACATCCGTTTCGCAATCCATCGCTTCTCGAACGAAGCAATCTTCTCACCCAACCCGAATGACATTCCTCTTTGGGGTCAAACACCATGGGGTGCCTTGATCTTCCAGCTCAAGTCATTTCCAACAATGATGATGCGTCTGTCTAAAGATGTGTTGATTGAAGCCAAGCAAGGAAACGTCAAGCCTCTGGTCTACATGCTGACGGCAGGCGTCGGCCTTGGTGGTGTAGCCTTGGCTACCAAAGATATCGTTCAGATGCGTGGTGGTGATGATAACAATGAAGCAAGCCTACGTCAGCGTAAGTTGTCCAAGTCCCTTGCTGAGTTTGGCTTCGACGAAGATAGCCTCAATAAGATGACAGGCGAAGACCTCGACTATGCACTTGGTTGGGCATTGGAAAGCACGCTGATGATGGGTGGCTTCGGCTTGATTGCCGAGTTCATCTACAACGCAGCAGCTCAAACGGACAATGGAAACTGGGGCGGCCAACGCTTCCTCTCGATGCTCAGTCCTTCAATCACGATCCCGACCAAGGGATTCACTATCGTCTCCGGTGCAGTTGATGTCTTGCGCGACAACGACAAGAACTTCCCAGAACGTGCAGCGGTCAGAGAAGTAGTGCGCTCCGTACCATTTATGACCAAAGGCATTGGCGAGGATTTGATCGACGCAGTAGCAGGAGAACCAGCAAAACAAACAGGTGGTCGATTGGACAGTAAGTTCAGCTCGAACTTCGACGTCAAAGGCTTCGGCAAAGGAAACTTCTAATGATCATATCCCTTATCTCATCAGTACTTGGCATAGCCGGGGGCTTGATCCCTGACATCTTTAAAGAGATCAAGGCCAGCCGTGAACACACAAGAGAACTGGCATTCATGGATAAGCAGTCAGACCTTCAGCTCAAGCTGCTAGAGAAGAAGACAGATGCTAAGCTGGCAGAGCTAGACGCTAATGTTGTCGTCGAGGAAATGCGTGCATTTGGTAAGCAGATGTCTGCGATCTACAAACAACAGAAGCCTACTGGCATACCATTCGTTGACGCTCTGAACGCATTGATCCGACCAGTCACAGCCTTCCTTATCATGCTCATGTTTTTTGGTATCGCAGGTATGTTTGCTTGGGGCGTGATGCAAGAGCTTGGCCCGAACAACATGACCATAACAGCAGAGGTCTTATGGCACTCGCTCATCGGTGACAGCATACAGGCTGTACTTGGCTACCTATTTGGCTACCGCACGACGAAGGGTCGCATCAGTCAGATACGGTCAGCCCTCAAGTGATAACACAAGAAGCCATCGATCTCATCAAGCACTACGAAGGGTTCGATAGCCACCCATATAAATGCCCAGCGAATGTTTGGACGTATGGATATGGTGCGACCTACGACATCAATGGTGGCCGGGTTACATCAAGTACACCAACTATCTCTGAAGAAGGAGCCTCTCTCCTGCTCGTTGATATGGTTGCCAAGTTCGCAAGTAGAGTAGCCAGCATGGTTGATGTCGAGATAAACGACAATCAACATGGCGCTCTGACATCTTTCGCCTACAACTTAGGGTCAGGCGCACTAAAATCATCCACACTTTTGCGCCACATTAACTCTGGCGAGTGGGATGATATATCTTTTCAGTTCAGTAGGTGGGTGTTTGCCGGGGGCCAGAGGCTCCCCGGTCTTGTTGTTCGCCGCAAGGCTGAAGCGATTATGTGGGAGAGCTAACGCTTAATCTTCGCATTACATTTGGCAGCTAATTCATTCAGCACTAACCAGATATGGCTCGTGTTAGGGTATCTATCACGCTCAGCTATAATCATATGCCACATCTCTTCGGGGGTCATCCATGTTCCTCTATCTCTTCCATGATTTGGACAACGGCTTCGAGGACATGCAGCTCCCTGTCACCATGTGTATAAGCAGGGACAGTCTCAGGATGACGATCCCATATGTCATCGACGATAACCTGTAAGGCTTCGCGAGTACGAGCTACATTGCTAGGTGGTGGACGATCATCGGTGACCATGTCTCTCATCATTGTGTCACGAAGAACTACCAAACTGCACAACGCTTTGGTAACATGGCTAAGGCCGCTATCGGGGTCAACGTCCTCACCTTCCCACCAATCGTTGAGATGCCCAATCGTGGCGTCGAAGTACACAGAAGCACGTACACCAGCTACTCTCCAATTATGTCTTCCATATTTTCTTCCGCCTTCCATCATTCCAACTCCGATCTCACGAACTACATTCATTGGTATCGCTGAGTAAGCACGAGGCTTTTTTATTCCAACTGCATCCTTTGGGTTTGTTTGTTTCATTGCAAATCCTCGGTAAGTATCTGAATGGCTATTGCGTGCATCTCATCTCGAGTAAACCGCAACTTGTCGATTGCTCTGCGTCGTTCTTCAAGAAGAGCTTCTTCTTCACTAGCGCCAAACTCCGCTTCCCATTCAAGATCACGTATCCGATCTCGGATACTTTGAACTTCGTAGGTTTTGTCCATTAGCTCACGCTTTGCTTCAATCATCTAACCTGTCTCCTTGCCTGTTCAACAAGACCGTCGTACCGCTCTTCAATTTTCTTGGCACGTCTAATCTTGGCGTCTGTTTCTTTCATGTGAGCAACCATCTCGGCATCTTTTGACAGCCTCATATATTCTTTAACTATGCTTGCATCCGCATCTATAATTTCTTGTGGTATGCGACCAAGCCACCCGAAGATGAGTTGCTCTTGTGTCGCAACCATTATTCAATCGCCTCAACGGCACGCCGAATGACACTGCTGTCGGGCTTGACATAGACGATGGGGATGTTACGCGCTTGGGCTATATTGATCTCTTGGCGCAAACCTTTTGATGTCTGCCATCCGTCAGCTTGCATCACGTACAGTGCAGCCGCATCATGCAAGAAGGTGACGCACCAGTTCATCCACCAGCTATGTGGTTTTTCCAAACCAACACTGGTCATTGCATGGCCAAGGGTTATTGGTGAGAAGACAATGTGTCCAATCTTCGATAGGTGAGCAGCCATAGCAGTCGCCTCAAAATATCGGCGATCAATAGTTTTCTCATCGGCTGTGTCACCCGACGTGTATGGCGCAGCCAAGTATATGTATTCATCTTTCATGTTTTGTACCCCGGATTGTACTGTTCATAGTCTCCGCACACCTCGCCAAAGGGTGCTTTATCGCAGTTCCATTTTCCATCTTCAGTTGGATATGAGTGAGCACAGAATACGCACGACGCATCTGGTTTAACTGACCCCCAACATACCCCTCGCTTGAAGCAACCCCGGCACCGCCAATCTGTTTCATCAGTGGAGCAACGGACAGCGTGTCCGTTAAGGATTTGCTCTGACCTATGCTCTAAGCTTAGGTAATAAAATTCATCGAAGTCGATCCAGTTGACGTGGTACTTAGAGTTGTTCTTGCAGTAAGCAATGAACATGCACTTCTTCATGCCACTCATACCCATCATAAATTGAACCTGTGCGTAGTAATGTGAGTGAGAATACTTAACACTCTTGCTTTCAAACTCATTAAACTTGGCCAAGTTCATGGACTTGACCTCGAGTAGGACTGGTATCTCGTCAATGATAACGATCCCATCAGCGTGACCAGATACGTGACCACCCCAACGCTTGTATTCCCACTGCTTGCCTGACATCGGATCGTTCTCAAGAACATCAATCCCAGCCATCTTCATATCCCTGACGACCCAGTCCTCAATCCTATGGCCAGCATAGAATATACGTTTGAGCTGTGGGTCAGGAGCCGTGTTAGGAAATCCTCTTAGCGACCACGCCAAGTCGGCGTCGCACTTGCCACCAATACCAGATGCACCAATGTAACGACGAGCGAACTCTTTCGTTTCATTCGCGTAGGCTTCGTCAATAGCAGCAACAACATCAAACATTTAATTTCCTAAAGTGTTGGTGAGGGGTAAGGAGATCAAGACCCTACCCCCCAGATGACGAGATCAAATCGCCATCATCCTTTCTAAACTTGGAAGGTAGCTCAGAAGGGAATGCTGTCACTCAAGTCATCAGATGTTTCATTCGTAATTGATGCGCCAACTTCTTTGTCGTGATCAAAGAAGTAGTGAACCGCTGAACCCTTCTTTGGGTTACCATTGCGGTCAGTGTATGTGTCTTCTTTCACAGCTACACCAACGGTAAGATCGTTCAACGAACCCAATCCAGATGATCCAATGTCGTCAGGTGTTGGGTGTCCGCCATACACCAAGACGGCCTTTAGCTGCTCACGTCCAATGCGTGTTGCGTCAGGCGAAGTTGGATTGAACACAGTCAGCCAACTCTTAATGCTACCGCCACCACCTACGTCAGTGAACGTGACGACGATCTGCTTGCCACCATTGGCTGTCGTCTTCCACTCAGCTTCCTTGGTGTCGCACTTGTACTTGCCGGGAGCCAGCATGTTGCTACCCTTACTAATTTCAGTGTCTTTTAGATTTAGATCAGAGAATGAAAAATTACCGCTCATATTATTTAGCTCCATTAAGTTTGTTAAAGTCTTCATCGCTCATATCCATACGAGCAAATAATTTAGTGAGATCGCTCTCGCTTTCGACTGACTTGAGCCGACGATTTTCGTCACGTACTTTGCCATGCCAGCCACGCACCTCATCAGTCACGATGAACCGCTCAACCTTCATGCCCTTACTGGCATTACCAGTTGTCGTTCTTATGCCACAGAAGACGCAATCAAAGATGCCCGGCAGTTGCTGTTGAACCTGCTTTCCAGCCACCATTGGCCAGTATTGGTTCTCTCCTTCTTCGTCCTGAGTTTCCTTGGCAAGCGCAGTCACCAAGACGTGCATGGGAAGATCACGAATGGCTTTGCATACGCCGATCATCGTAGCTCCATACTCCGCCCATGCTTCAAAGCCATTGACTTTGATGTTGGCTGCCTCTGCACGTTTCTTGGAGTTCTCTTGTGCTGTATGTATGGCATGGTCAGCCAACTCGGTAAGGCTATCAACCATGATCCACTTGTATCCCTTTGCCGCAAACTCAGGGGTGCGTATCCACTCAAAGATATCCTTGAACGCATACTTCTGCTGTGCAGGATCAGTTGTCCCCGCCCAAGATGTAAATGGTAAGTAGTCAATGCCCTCGCTACGGATAGAGCTTAGACCACCTTCACCAGATATGATGAAGCCCTTACCGTACTTGGCTTGGAAGTACTTGGCTTGCGTCGTCTTACCGAAGCCGGGGAAAGAATAGAGTATCGACTTACGATAGCTCGTTGAAACGTCGGACGTATTTAGTGGGTTATATTCCATATTAACTAATACCTTTCTTTTCGACAGTGATCGTTGGAGCACCAGCCTTGCGCGTTAAGGCGTGAATAAACTCGGCTTGATCTGTGTCACTGAGTTGTAAAAATTTCTTCTTATCGACACCGTATTTTCTGGTGACGTGCGGTGGGATAGTTTGATCAGCAACTAATGCTTCGACTGCGTCCACATCCCATTGCCAAATCTCGTTACGTTTCATGGTGACGTCAAACTCACCAGCTTCGCGAGTGATCGTTCCAATCTCCTCGGGAAAAGCAAAAATAATTTCTTCTTTAAGCTGCTTAATCACACTGGTCAGGGCGTCAGCTTCTTTGGTCAGGCTGTGGAATTTACTGACGACATCGTCAAACCCTTGAGGCTTTGTTGATAATGGTACAGACGTCTTGTCGTAGTCATAAGCATTCCAATCGCTCATTGTTTTCTCCTTCATATTTTATTTATCATTAAGTGTCTCATTATAATGACTAAAGATATGTAAATTATCAATGCTGTAGCTGTTGAATATATGACAACAACTTCGATTGGTGTGTATCCTAATGTATATAAAAGACTAGAACTGTCTCATAAACGTAACACAATTTAGGAGCAATAGCGTGAGGCAGTTGAATATAAAAAGGTTGATAGTAGATTTAGGAGGTGTGTCAAATACATCTCTGATGCTAGGGATATCAAGAACGACACCATATAGATGGATCGCACAAGGCCACATGAGTAGCCGCATCCTCGATCAGATAAAAACAAAGTATCCCAAAATAAATTTAAACAAATATTATGAGGTGATTGATGAGCAATCCTGAGCAAGCATATCTCGATGAACTATATGAACAGGCATTAGAATATGTAGACCGTGGCTGGTCGATCTTCCCCCTCTCTATAGATGGCAAGCGCCCTATAAATGAATGGGCTGAATACCAAACACGTCGCACTACTATAGAAGAAGTCGATGAATGGTTTGACCAAGGCGCACCAACCAAATCAGGTGAGCGTCAGAAGATTTTTAATTTGGCAGTTGTCACTGGCTCATTATCTGGGTTGCTAGTCGTAGACTGCGACAACGAAGCATCATTAGAATATGCAGCCTCCGTCAAATGGACATCTCCTTTTGTGGTGGAGACTACCCGTGGCAAACATTACTACTTCGCACACCCCGGCCAAGGTCGTCGGTTCCAAAACAAAGCGGGTGGCATAGGCCGTGACTGGCCCAAGGTTCGTGGCTTAGATTTTCGTGGTGATGGTGGCTACGTTGTAGCACCGCCAAGCCTGTCCTTTAATGATGATGGCACAATCAAGCACAGCTATTCATTCGACGTCCCAGTGGGGCTTGAATGGGATGACCTACCCTTGTGGCAAGGTGATCACCAAACCGTTGAAGCATTCGAAGGGAAAGAGTTTACCTTTGAAGACATCGATTTGGTTGGTGTTAAGACCAGCGCTCAGTCCGTATCGGTTGAAGATCAAGTCCGTACCAAGGTAGCACTACTTGGCCGTAAGCTAACGGTTGGTGATGGCACTGACGCATGGATGATCAAGTTTTGTGGTCAGCTTGTACGCAAGGGCATCGTCAATGGTGAGCTAGAGAAGAGAACACATGCCTTCTACGAAGATTTCTTTTCCGATACTGAGACAGTTGAAGAAACAAATAGATGGTTGAAGCAGAAAATGGAGAGCGCTATCCAAATGGATCGTGCTAACTACGCAACCGACTATGAGATGGATGGCACCCGCAAGAAGCCAGAAGTGCAGAACACTGCTGATACTCAAGCCTTATCGTTCTTCACCTTCGACAACGCAGAGAGCTTACTCAGTACAGTTAGGTCGCAAACATTCTGGTCAGACCCAGTGTTACCAGTTGGCAATATCGTTCAAGTCGCTGGCTATAACGGTCACGGTAAGAGTTTTTTCCTCACAAACTTACTCACCTCACTTGGTCATGGCTCAGAATCCTTCGGCCCATTTGCTAACACCAATGGTGCAGCGCCTGTATGTTACTTCGACTTCGATAACCCTGCTCGTACCTTGCTCGAGCGTGTCATCAGCCAAGGTAAGGCAATCGGTAACCCCGGCGGTAACCTCAAGTACTGGTCACCGTCTGTCCTCAAGGATCAACGCGACATAAACCTCAACCTATTAACAGATATCGGAGCCAACAATATGTTATCAATGCTAGACAAGGCTGCACCCGCTGTTGTCGTTATCGATAGTATCCGAAATGCCTTTGGCGGTATGGACGAGAACGGGACACAAGATTGGGCCAAGGTTAATAAGCTGGCTAAGACGATACGCGATGACTTCGAAGCCACCGTCGTACTTGTCCACCACCGAAACAAACCGGGTGCAGATGGACTTGGCCGTGAAGCTGGAAGCACAGCACAGCTTACCGATTTGGATACTCAGGTCATGGTGACGCAAGTATATGAAGAAGAACGAGTAGCTAAGGCCAAAGCTGGTGCATTGGATGGACACTTAGAGTTTGAGTGCATCGGCTGGAACAAAGGCATTGAGCGTACTATGCGTACACCCTTTGGCTACATCAGAGCGCAGTGTGATCAGATCAAGTCAGAGACAGGACGTGACTTACGCATTCGGATGGTTAGTCAAATATCTTTCGGGAAGGTGCGTAATGAAACTGAGCTACACCAAACACATTATGTTGGGTACTGTGAGTTTCTTGATACAGGCGAGACCCGCATCATCACAACGAAAAGCCGCCGCCAATACGCTATGATCTTGAATGGGATTGGGATGCCAGCACCCGACATCTCCAGAGAATTGATGATCCCGCTTAGTGTGGTGAAGGAATGGGTAACATGATCAACTGCATAGTGAATTCACTAATCACTAATCACTATGTATCTGTTAGTAAGTTTCGTAAGAAAACTTACGTTACATCTGAATTGGTTGAATTCACTAAGCAAGTAATAGCCAAATCAAAATTGGCTGTCACGGATCAATCGTTAGTTATTGTCATATATTCAACACCATGAGCCATGCAATAACTTATAAACCATGGCATAAGATAAGGGTCGAGAGGCACATGAGCGGCGATCCCCTTTGGGGTCGCCTCAAGATTACATAGGGAGTTCATGAAAGCATGAACGTCAAAGTCACAGAGCAGTTGCTCGACTGGCTTGACGAAGCGATTGACACTGAACAGTCGTACCAATACATGGCAGCCCACATTGGCTGCTGCACCGATACCCTTAAAAGAATTCTTCACCGTCATGGCCTCGTCGAGTACGAAGGAGCCAAGTACCAAAGCCTTACCATCGATCCTGGCCCGCAGTGGAGCCGTCCTTGCATGAAGTGCAAGGCGGAAACTCTCCGCGCTAAGTGGCAGTACTTCTGCAACCACTGCACCGAGCGCAACGGGCGCATCTCCAGTCAAACCCATGAAGATTGGGCTGATGGTTTTCCTCCATGAGTAGTCAGAAGAACAAAGGCGATGGATATGAACGCGAACTTGCAAAGTATTTTAACAGGTTTTTATATAATGGTGCTGAAGTGGTGTATCGCGCTCCCCTTTCTGGTGGTGGGTACAACATGGGTGGTGGGGGTGCTGCTGATCTCACTGGCACACCAGCCATATGGGTTGAGGCCAAGCGCACCGAAAGATACTCACCATATCCCGCGATGGAGCAAGCGGAAAAGGGCATTCTGATATCAAGATCAAACGACATTCCCGTTGTCATCAACCGAAAGAACAGAATGAGCACAGGTGAGAGCCTAGTAACCATGCGCCTAGACGACTGGAATAAATTATATGCTGCGTATCTCAGACAAGAAGGTCACCAAGTTAATACTTTGCCGACTGTGCAAGAAGACCCTTCCGAGTAGTCGCTTTGAGAGGGAGCGCCGCCAGTGCCGACGATGTAGATCAAGGCGGCGACGTTTAATCCAAGTATCTAGCCCAAGCGAATTCATTAAAAGAACAGTCCAATCATTGAAGAGCATACGAAAAAAAAACGATAGCAACATCGAATGGGATATAACCCCAGATGAGGTAATCAAGATATACGAAAAGCAAAAAGGGAGGTGCGCTCTCACACACCTCCCAATGACTTGGCAAAGAGCCAGCGACCAGCTCAACCCTTACAATATATCCGTAGACCGCATCAGATCGAACGGCCCATACACTAAGTCCAACGTTCAACTCGTATGCAAGCGGGTCAACCTGATCCGCCACACACTCACCGTCCAAGAGTTTATTATTCTTTGCCACCAAGTTGCAAAGAGCAACCCCCTGTAGCGTTATCATCTGATTCTAAATACTGCATAAACTTACGCACTTGCTTGAGCTTCTTTCTTAGCCCGACAAGTTCGTCGATTGAGCCGGGGGAACTATGTTCAACTGTCCCCCACCGCCAACCGCATTCTTTGCATTCTCTGCGTCT